AGCGGCGAACATTCATCGCCTGCTGCGGGGGCGTCGGGATGATGTCGACGTGATGGGCGGCGGCCGCGGCGAAAGCCGCATGCCACGCGAGGCGCTCTACGATGGCCCGACCGATGACTACCCCGAGCGTAAAGCCGGGGGGCGCGCTGCGCGCAAGTCTGGCGGCCGCCCCAAGGGCAAGACCAACATCTCCATCACCATCAACCCGCAGCAGCCGCAGGATCAGCAGGCGATGATGCCGAAGATGCCGACCCCGCCGCCCATGCCGCCCCCGCCGATTGCCCCGCCGGGCATGGGTCCGGGCATGCCCCCGATGCCGATGCCGCCGCCGGGTCCGCCCCCGGGCATGCCGCCGATGGGTGGCCCGCCGGGCATGCCCCCGATGCCGCGCAAGCGCGGCGGCCGCGCCTACCGCTCCTACAAGGACATGGACGCAGGCGCCTTGGGCGGAATGGGTCGACTGGAGAAGGTCGAAATCGAACACGGCAAGCGCGTCGGTCGCCTGTCAGGTGGCCGCGCACGATCCTACAAGGACATGGACGCGGGCTCTCTGGGCGGCATGGGCCGCATCGAGAAGATCGCGATCCAGAAGCACAAGCGATAGTCGTCGGCCGGCGGCGGGCCGCCGCGCTGTCTCCTCACAGCGCGGCGGCCTTTTTTCTGCTTACTGGGAGGAGCCAGCATGCAAACGTACGACACCCGCCTCGGCAAGAAGTTCGCCGAATTGATCGCGGATCAAATGGCGACCATTACGCAGGCCGTGATGAATGGCTCGCTGAAGAAAAAGGACTACAAAAAAGAAACCGGGCGTTTTAACGGCCTCCGCGAGGCGCTCGAAATCTATGAGGAAGCGGAGGCGACCATAAAAGGCGCAGAGAGGAGCTGAAATGCCGCAAATGGCTATGTCGCACACGACCGACCCCAAGAAAGAACTGCTTGGCAAGGTCGGCAACGTCGAGGGTATCGACGTTTTCAACAACGCGGTTCTGGTCGCGATCTATGTTCGCCCGACCAAGACCAAATCCGGCATCTACCTGACGGACAGCTACACCGACGAGGACCGCATTCAGGGCAAAGCCGGACTTGTCGTCAAAAAAGGGCCCCGCGCTTTCATCGACGACACCGGGCAGTGGTTTGCCGACGCCGATGTCAATGAAAACGACTGGGTGATCTTCCGGCCAAGCGACGGTTGGCCGATCAATGTCAACGGGGTGCCCTGCCGCCTGATCGACGACGTTTCGATCCGGGGCAAGGTCGATCAACCTGATCGTGTGTGGTGAGGACCAGATGAGCGAACAAGAGAAAGACGACGTCGTTGTTGTCGAGGAGCAGGCGCCGAAGGAAATCACGCTTGAGGAGGGCGTCGATGACCTGAAGCAGCGGCTGGCGGCGGCCGAATTGCGCGCCACCGCGGCCGAAACGGCCAGACACAAGGCCGAACTTGAGGTGCATTCGGCGCGCGGCACCGTGCAGGAGACGAACCTGCATCTGGTGACCAACGCCATCGACACGCTGCGGCAGAGCAACGAGATCGCCAAGGCCAACTACAAGGCCGCGATGCTGGCAGGCGATTACGATGCTGCCGCAACGTATCAGGAGGATATGACAAACCACGCCGCCAAGCTGTTGCAGCTCGACCAAGGCAAACAGGTGCTTGAAAACACTCCGTTGCCCGTGGCGCCGGTGCAGCGGTCGTCCGATCCAATCGAGGCGTTCGCGTCGCAGCTCTCTTCGCGGTCAGCGGAATGGGTGCGCAGGCACCCGCAGTTCGTGACCGACCCCCGGCTCAATCAAAAGATGATTGCGGCGCATAACATGGCCATGGCCGACGGGCACGTTGCCGACAGCAACGAGTATTTTGCGACTGTCGAAACTTTGCTGCAAGTAAGCACGGGCGAGGCAATGTCCGAGGCGGCGCAGTCTACGGGGCGCCGTTCGACCGCAACGCCGCCGCCCGCCGCGCCGGTAAGCCGCGATACACGCGGCGGCAATATCGTCCGTCTCACGTCCGAAGAGCGCGAGATGGCGGAAATGATGAAAATGACCCCCGAAGAGTATGCGAAGAACAAAGTCGCGCTCAAGAAGGAAGGAAGGATGCACTGATGGACACGATTGCTCAACAGCCCGCCACCCGCCGCCGCCGCATGCGCCGTCCCGAAGCGGAAACGGAAGAAGTGGTCGACACACGCCCCGCAATGCGCCCGGATTTGCGCGATGACGATTCTCGCGCGGCAGCTAAAAAGCGCGAACTCGAAATTCTCGGCCATCTCGGCGACATGGACGAGGGTGTCGACGAATTCTATGTCTCGCCGGACATGATCCCCGACGGCTGGACCTACGAGTGGAAGCGCCGCACCGTGTACGGGCAGGAAGACCCGGCATATCAGGTGGCGCTGGCACGCACGGGTTGGGAGCCTGTGCCCACACGCAGGCACCCCGAAATGATGCCGGTCAACTGGAAGGGTGAAGCCATCGAACGCAAGGGCATGATCCTGATGCAGCGTCCGAAGGCAATTACCGAACGCATCGAGGCGCTGGACTTGCGCAAGGCGCGCAATCAGGTTCGCGTCAAGGAAGAGCAGCTTGCCACGACCCCGCCGGGCACGATGCAGTCGGAGTACACCAACCCGAAGTCCAAACCGAAGATCAGCAAATCCTACGAAGCCATGCCGATCCCGAAGGACGCCTAGGGACGCAGGGACGAAGCAAAAAGGGGGCCTCGCGGCCCCCTTTTCATATTGTCAATATGACATGTTGATTATGGTAGGGGGTATAGTGCAGTATGTCGCTACGCGCCCCTCGGTGTGGGCGCTTAGTTCTCTGTCCCTGCGACCCTAGCGCCCCGGCGTGTTGCTACGGTTGCTCCTTGTAGAAGGAGTATCCGACATGGCGAACACGAACTCGCCCTTTGGTTTTCGGCAGTACTACGGCGGCTCTGGCGGCGCCCCCACCTTTGCCCAGTCCACTCGTCTGATCGCCTCGACCGACAGCACCGCGATCTATAGCGGTGATCCGGTCATGCCGGTCATTTCCACGGCCAACGGCTACATCACGCAGGCGGCGCCGGGCACCACTACGCTCGCGGGCATCTTCCTCGGCTGCAAGTATCTCTCCACGTCGCAGAAGCGTATCGTCTGGAACAGCTACTGGACCGGCAGCGATGCCACGGGCGATGTCGAGGCGTACATCATCGACGACCCGAACGCGCAGTTCTCCGTCATGGGCAACTCGACCACGTTCAACATCACTGGCTCCCTGACCACCGTGACCAGCTCGACGGTCGGGCAGTACGCCCAGTTCGCCATCGGCACGGGCAACACCGCTTCCGGCCAGTCGGGTGCGTACCTCAACTCCGTCGCCACGACCGCAACTCTTCCGTTCATCGTGCGCGCCCTGATTGCCTCTCCTCCGGGCGCACCCGGCGCCGATCCGACAACGGCCTACAATCAGGTCATCGTCGGCTTCAACAACGAGTGGCTGCGCTCGAACGGCGCTGGCCCCACTGGTATCAGCTAAGGAGTAATGACCAATGGCTGTTAATCTCTCTGCCATCAAGGACTTGCTCCTGCCGGGTCTGCGTGGTGTCGAAGGCAAGTACGAGATGATCCCGTCTCAGTACGACAAAATCTTCACCAAGCACGACTCGAAGATGGCTCTCGAACGTACTGCGGAAATGCGGTACCTCGGCCTCGCCCAGCTCAAGACCGAAGGCGGCCAGACCGCGTTCGACAACAGCGCCGGCGAACGCTACGTCTACAATCAGGAGCACACTGAAATCGCCCTTGGCTACGCGATCACTCGCAAGGCCATCGACGACAACCTGTACAAGACGCAGTTCCATCCGTCGAACCTCGGCCTGATCGAGAGCTTTCAGCAGACCAAGGAAATCTACGGCTCCAACATCCTGAACACGGCAACCACCTACAACGCTTCCATCGGCGGCGACGGCGTGGCGCTCTGCTCCACCGCGCATCCCATCGACGGCGGCACGGTGGCCAACAAGCCGTCGGTGCAGGTCGATCTCAACGAAGGCTCGCTGCTGAACGGCATGATCGCCGTCCGCACGAACTTCAAGGATCAGGCCGGCCTGAAGGTGTTTGCCCGCGCGCGCAAGCTGATCGTGGCGCCGCAGAACGAGCCGGTTGCAATTCGTCTGACCAAGACGGAACTGCGCCCCGGCACTGCGGACAACGACGTGAACGCCATCCTTTCGACGGCCGGCGGCCTTCCCGAAAGCTACATGGTCAACGACTTCCTCACGTCGGCGTTCCCATGGTTCCTGCTCACGAACATCGACGGGCTCTCGTTCATGGAGCGCGTGAAGTTCGAGACTGACATGCAGGTGGATTTCGTAACCGACAACCTTCTGGTCAAGGGCTACGAACGCTACAGCTTCGGGTACTACAACTGGCGCGCCATCTACGGCTCGTTCCCGACCACCTAGCAAGGAGCTGCTCACATGGGCATTACTCACCTGAGCGGTCTGGAAGTCGCCGGCATTCCCACCATGGGCATGTCGGGGCTTCCGCTCACCACGGGCAGCGTCTACTTCGTTGACTACGTCAACGGAAGCGACGGCAACTCGGGCGCGGCGGACCAGCCTCTCCAGACCCTGTATGGGGCCCACTACAAGATGACGGCGGGTCAGAATGACGTCGCCGTTATCGTTGGAGACGGGTCAACGGCTGCCACCCAGCGCCTGTCGCTGGCCAATGCGCAGGTACTCGACCCGACGGCGTCCGCCGGCACGCTGGTCTGGTCGAAGGACGCATGCCACATCGTGGGCATGTGCGCTCCGACCATGGTTTCCCAGCGCGCCCGCATCGCACCGCCAACGGGCACCTATACGATGGCGACCTTCGGGTCGGGCAATTTCGTGACGGTGTCGGCGTCGGGTTGCATCTTCGCGAACTTCTCCGTGTTCAACGGTTTCTCGACCGGCGGCGCCAGTCAGATCGCGTGGACCGACAGCGGCGGCCGCAACTACTACTCGAACGTCATGTTCGGTGGTGCGGGTG